AATAGAGGCTGAGGTTGAAGATGTCTAGGTCACTCGGAGATGATAGCTATGAGCCTATCTATGACCAGATACGAGGGATACTTGGAGAACATTTTGAAAACTACTGCTTCATCGTGATGGATGACAAGGGAGAACTCTTCTTTGACTACAACCATTTGCCAGCTGGAAGGATGCTGTTGCGTGAGATGGAAGAAGAGATTAGTGAAGAAAATATAGAGATTGAGTGGGAGTTTGAGAGTGATCAAGACGACGAGGAAGAAGAATGACTATTGAGTTTACAAAGCACCCAATCATCAAAGCACCTACGGACGAAGAGATAGTTCTTTTAGGTGAGGCTGACCCCAAGCTTCTGTCAGACTTGCACGAGGTTCACGAGGGGCGCATACGTTCAGCAGAGAGTGACCCATTGCATTACGGCTTTGAACTAGAGGGATGGAAGCACGTAGACAAGTTCTTTGAGACGGTCAACACTGTCTTTGTTAGTGGGGGTAACCGTAGCTCTAAGACAGAGATGGGTGCTAGGAGTGTGGTCAAGGCTGCACTAGAGAACCCTAACGCTGAGATTGTATGCTTTGCCCAGGACAACGATGCTTCGGTGCGTGTGCAACAACGTGCAGTTTATAATTACCTACCACCAGAGTTAAAGAAGAAGTCTAAGTCTACCGTGGAGTATTTAAACTACACGTTTAAGAATGGCTTCACTGGTGCTAGCTTTATCTTACCCAACGGCTCTACTGTTTACTTCCACACCTACTCCCAGTTTATTGCTAACCGATCTAAGTTTGAGGGTTTGGAAATTGGCAGTAAGACGCCCAAGTGGCACAACATCGGTCTGTGGCTTGATGAGTATCTAGAGGAAGGAGACTTGGTAAACACCATGCGCTTCCGCTTGGTTACCCGTAACTCTAAGATGCTGATGACCTTCACCCCCATTGATGGCTACACGCCGTTCGTGGCTTCGTTCCTGAAGGATGCAGAGACCCGTAAGACACGTAACGCAGAGTTGCTGGATAATGAGGAAGTTCCCTTTGTCCAATACAGCAAGTCTAAGGATGCAGGGATTGTTTACTTTCATAGTGAGTTAAACCCGTTCGGTGGGTATGAACGTATACGTAAAGAGTTAAAGAACAGTGCTAGGGACGAAGTGTTGACCCGTGCTTACGGTATCCCCGTCAAGAGCATGAACACACTGTTCCCGTCGTTTAGCACAAATGTCCACACTTGCAACAAACTACCATCCATTAGTGAAAAGACCCATACGGTCTACCAGGTGGTTGACCCTGCGGGTGCAAGGAACTACGTTGCTCTGTGGGCGGCAGTAGACAGCAAGGGGTATGTAACTGTCCTCAGAGAGTGGCCTGACCGTGACAGCTACGGTGAGTGGGCTATCTTCGGTGATCCACGATGGAAGTTTGGTCCTGCTTCTAAGAAGATTGGATACGATGTGCAGTCCTACGTCGATGAGTTCCGTATGATTGAGGAAGAGCTAGGTGTAGAGGTCTTTGAGCGCATTGGTGACTCCAGATATTTTGCCCGTGAGAACGAGGACAACTCTGACCTGTTTGAAAGCTTTGCGGACAAGGGTATGTACTTTGTCCCATCGAACGGAGCGGACATTGACTCTGGCATTGCAGCCATTGACGAATGGATGAAATACAACCAAAACTTACCAGTGGACGAAAGCAACAGACCATTGCTATCCATACACGAGTCCTGCGGTAATTTAATATACAGCCTATTGAACTGGGGTCACCAAGGTAAACGGGACGAGCCACTAAAGGACTTCGTTGATTTACTTAGATACCTACGCATGGCTAATGCTGGCATGGGACCAGATTACTTTTCAACAAATAATATGGAATCAACAACTAGAGGAAAAGGAGGATACTAATGCCTAAAAAGAAACTAATACACATTGCAGCCGAACAAGAGGTAGAGTTTGATAAAGCTATGGAAATAGCTCAAGACAAGCTTGCCGAAGGTTCATTGACAGGAAAGGGAAGGAATACGTGGGTTACCGAAGAGGGAACGGCGATTCTAGAAGAATCTTTTATGATTGAAGAGATTATAGCTAAACACTATCTTGGTCATGTCTTAGGAGAATGCCCGAACCCTAGATACAACTATGTCTTCAACAAAGAGATTGGTAAAAAAATACCCATGCTTGTCCCTCGAAAGTGGCAGGGTAAGTTGATTGGTAAGGTCATAACCTTCGAAGCAATATCAGATGATACAGGAACCAGCTACAGATATGTGCGAAAAGGACAGTGACATCACATTAAACCGTAATTGGTGCAGAGAACAAGTAGACCGATTTGCTTCTTGGGAAATGCTAAAAAGATATGTATTACACGAGACAGGAGTGCCGATGACAAATGCAGAGCTATGTGATACAATAGGAGTATCATCTACTTATACAATTCGGTTGTTGAAATCCGTACACAAAAGATTAGAACCAAAAAATGATAACTGATAGCGTTTCCGAGTCTCTTACATATTTACAGGACGAGCCAGATATTAAGACTCTCCGCCTAGCTTATGACCAAACGGTCAATGAACTAGAACCATACTTTGACCTATGTCGGACATCTTATGATGACCGCAGAAACTACTGGCCAGGCAAGAGCCGTGACCACCGCAAACATGGAGCCGATGCTTTCCCATGGGAGGGTGCATCCGACATGGAGTGCCACCTCATTGATGAGCGCATCACAAGGCTAGTATCTTTATTTATAGCATCCCTGAACCGTGCAAACGTCAGGGCATTCCCAGTAGAAAGCGGAGACATTGCTCGTAGCCGAGTGGTTTCTGGTTTCTTAAAATGGATGGTATCTTCTGGATACATACCTAGGTTCCACCGTGAGATGGAGCTAGGAGCTAATTATTTGCTTGAGCGAGGTATATTGATTACATATATTGGCTGGCAGAAGGAAGACAGACGAATACTTCAGCAGCTGGATTTAGATCAAATTGCACAGGTTAGTCCAGAAGTTGCCGACGCTATACAGAACGGCAACGATGACGAACAGCTCATAACCTTGCTCCAAGCAACCTTTGAAGGGACAACTAAGAAACGTGCTAAGAAAGCATTACGTGAACTAAGAAAGACTGGAGTCGCTGAACTTCCTATCGTTCGTAGACAAGTCAATGCCCCTGACGTTAAAACACTTGCCCCAGATGGTGATTTCTTTTTTCCTCCGTATGTTACCGACCCGCAACGTGCGCCATACTGTTTCTGGAAAACCTATTACACAGCACAGGAACTAGAGAATAAAGTAGTTACTGATGGATGGGACGAAGACTTTGTAGATTACATTATTGCTAAATACAGAGGTGTAAACATTGACTCTATTGAGCGCGAACAAGAAGGTCGTCGTAGCATAAGCCTATCCGATAATGCCTATGAGGCTGATGAGTTGGTTGAAATCTGCTACGCGTATCAAAGATTGATTGATCCAGAAGATGGAGCAGAAGGCATTTATTGCACAGTGTTCCATAAAGAGTTCAGTGGTAATGAGCAGGCTCCAGGATATGCAAAGTTTGAATTGCTTAATGGATACGAAGATTATCCAGTAGTAGTTACAAAGCTATCGGAAGACAGCAAACGCTTGTATGACACAACTACGGTATCATCCGTCCTTCGTGGCCTACAGAACCAAGTTAAGGTTGAGCGTGACTCACGGGTTGACCGCAACAGCATAGCTACACTTCCTCCAATCCTGCACCCAGTAGGTCAGGCTCCCAATGATTGGGGACCAGGTAGGTTAATCCCGTATCGCCGTAAGGGCGACTTGGACTTTGCTCCTACACCTCCACCGCCCACTGGTTCCATTGAGATGGAAAGCACACTACTAGACCTAGCGGACAGATTAGTTGGATTAGATGAAGGTTCTCAAATAAGCCAAATACGCAAGCAGTTCCTAGTGGACAAGTTCCTTAGCCACACATCTGAGGTCATCAAGATGGCTTACAAGTGCTTCCAACGCTTTGGACCTGACGAAGTGTTCTTCCGAGTAACTGGTGTGCCTGATGCTCAAGTCTTCGATAAGGGTAACCCTGACGAGAACTTCGACATCATGGTTAACTTCGATGTTCAGAACAATGACCCAGAAACTGTTGAAAAGAAACTACAGCAGTTCGTAGCATTGAATCAGTTGAACGCCAATAATCGTTTGAATGTTGATAGCCTACTAGACGTTGCTGCCGCAAGCATTGACCCAGTAATGGCTGATGCCATCCTTCAGCCCGTCGAGACCGCACAGCAACAAGTGGTTGAACAGGTCACCGATGACTTAGCTAAAATCTTTGCTGGTATTGAAATGCCCGCTCGACCTGCTGGTGCTCAGATTGCCCTTCAAGTTGTAGAGCAATATGGACAACAG